GCACTGACCGTTAATCTTCCGGGCCTCTGCGCTGGGGTTCATTTTGTCCGCCAGCTTTTGCGTCAGGATAAAATCCCTTCGCATCTGCTCGTAGCCAACATGGGTCAGCGTCTCCGAAGGATACACATACCAATCATAGGTCGGTATGTTCTGCATGGTGTCAAGGATGACACTGTATGTCATGGCGGAGGAGTCGAGCGAAGCAGAAACGGCTCTAAGCGCTCGTTCGTTGGAGCCGGGAGTCTGCACCATCTCCGCTATCTGGTCTTTGGTGTAGTCCGCCGCCTTGGTGTTGATGCCTTTGATCCTGGCGTTCTGGATCTGCGGCCAACTGTTCAGAAGATTAAAGCCTCCGGCAGCCGTCCACGCGGAAAAGATGGAACCCATCCCCATGGAGCCATACTGTCCGTTCAGCCTGCGAATGCTTTTGGCAAGCTCGGCCCAGGTGTCGTTATTCTGTTCCGTCGCCGGATTCTCTGCCATCAGCCATCCGCTCCTTCAGTTCTTTTTCAAAGCGTTCAAGAAACTCTTTCTGCTGCTTCTGAAATGCAGCGTACTCTTGTTCTGCTTTGATCTTCTCTCCGACTGCCTTTATCCACGTCCAGTCCTGCATTGTCAGGGACTTTGCTACCTCTTCATCGACTCTCGCCATTTTTTCCGGCGTATCATCCGTGATAACAAGGCAGTATTTCTGGTTGGCTTTGAAGTATTCGTACTTCTCCGCCCTCGCTATGTTTTCAGCCGTAGACCGGCAAACCCAGAGTTTATTCATCTCACAGCCATTCGTCCGAGCCTTTGCAGGCCGGTCTTCCTTCCGCCACGGCTTCCTCTCTCAAAGGTTCTCGCACCAGCGTCCTGCGCGGGGGTGGCGCTGTATTTCTTTGCGAACTCGTCCCAAGCGTTCTTTCTGCGATTCAGTGCATAAAGTTCGGATTTCTCCAACCTTTGCGCAATCCGGCAGGCGTACAGCAGCGCAGACCACATATCCTTTTGGATGTACTTGTTTATCTGAACCTCTGTCCACCCAACCGTTCCGTACCTCTTTTGCAGATTCGTTATCTGCTTTGCCAACTTGTTCGTGGCTGAGTACGGAGCCTGAATCTCCGGGTCTCTCATGTCGTGTTTGATGTCGTGCTTCAGCTTGTAGGCTTGAAGCCCATCGTAGATGTTCGGCGTTAGGAGAAGCAGATTACCGTTCTCAAACTCACGTTCAATGTAATCCAGCATTACGCTGTTCGGGTCTGTGCCGCTGTTTCCCTGCGCCTGAAGGGGATAAACACAAGGAATCGCCCCATCCTGCACCAGCTCCGGGATTTCCATTTCCGGGGCCATGGCGCACATCGGCGGTAGTCCGTCACCAAGGTCAAGGTGTAGGTCTTCCCATACGGCCCAGCCGTAGGAACGTGCGTCAAGCACAATAAACGGTGGTCTTCCATCCGGGTGGCAGTAGTCATTCCATCTGCGCTTGATGATTGCCGCTTGCTCCATGTGCCCGCCCTTGGGTGGCCTGCGCTCTTCCACATAGACAAGGCTTTTTTTGTAAGAGTCCATCACGTTTGTATCGTGCTGTCTCTGACATTTTATAACCGCCATGCCGATCATGGCGTTTCCTGCCACGTCACGGGATGATACGTCATAGCCGATGATGTAGAAGCACTCGGGATCTCCGCAGTGCTTTTCCTCCATCACCTTCAGCTTACGGCTCCCCACCAGAACATCATCCCGAATGATGGGATTTTCTATAGAGCCAGTCCACTTTGACTCACACTCCCGCATGAACTGCTCGGAAGTGAGTTTCTTTTTGAGCATCTGGTAGTATGAGAATGATTTCATTCTCGCCAGGACTGGCACTTGCCAGGGAACGCTCATAGCGAAAGCGCTTTCGCCGTTCTTCATCGCCCTGCGCAGATTCATGTAAACCGGATAGGCTTCATTCTCTTTCCGCGTGGCCGATGTGATGTAGTGGATCTGGCTGTCTATATGAGTCGGATCGTCAAGACCGTTGACCTTGTAGCTTAAACGGTTTGTACCCAAGACGATCTGGTTGAAATCCGCAAAGTTGAATGGGTTCTTATCTTCCTGCGCACACTCTTCGGCGATAACCCCCGACGTGTCTATGCCTCGGTCTATGCTCATGATGAACTTTGAGCCGAGAGGCGTGGACAGCTTGAAGGTGGTCTGCGCGTCGTTATTCTTTATCCAGTGGTCAGCCAGGATTGGCGTATTCCGCTGATATGTGGCGAACGCCTTTGATGCCAGCGGTGCTGCCTGTTTCTCCACTGGGGCGTAGTACCCGGTTATCTCTCCCGGCCAGAGGATTCCCTTGTTGCACTTGTCCGAAACAACCACGGTTGTCTTGCCAAGGCCACGGCATCCAGTCGTGAATGTTTCCTGATACCGTGCCATTGCCCGTTTCATGACCCTGTTGACAATACTATTGGAAAATTCCTTGGTTTCCGACTCGCAGATGTCCTCCATGACATCTGGGTAGAATCGGAAAAATGAAATCAAGAGGGCGAAACATTCAGTCGCATACTCATTGTAGTTGACTCCCTCTCGCCCGGAGTTCCTGACGTAATGCCCATTGGAGTATCTATAGCTTGACTGTGCCATTGAGCATCACTTCCCCGGCTTCATTTGGAGCGGTTGGATGCCAAGCTCCTTGTAAGTCTGCTTTTCCTGATCGTCTCTCTCCTGGGCGAACTCGCCAAGAGTGTCAACGATGGCAAACTCATTGGGGAGTCTATCAACCTCTGGTGCCCCCTCATTTGCTGCTGTTGCGTTCACGATGTAGAGGAGCATCTGGTCGGCGGAGTCTCGCGTATATCCGTAAGGCGTGTGAAACATATAGGTAGCAAGCTGTCGCTTTAGCTCCTCATAGTCCATCAGATTCAGCCCAGCCCGTTCGCAAGCCTTGATGATGTCATCGAGCCTTGCCCGATCCTGCGGCAGCTCGTCTTTCTTGCGAAGCTGTTCGGACTCCTTCAGCTTCTCGATCATGGCGTCTACCTTTTTGGCATCGTCAAACTCTTTCGCCGCCATCAGCTTGTCTCGCTCAAGTGTCCAACGTGCGATATCCTGAATGGCGATTTGGCTTTGGGTGCTGATTCCGCTCCGCCCCTCGGTCATGGCATCGTACACCCGGTTCAGCGCATCGTAGTCGGCATCGGTGTATGGTTCACTGTCCGCACCGTAGGACTTGCCCCAGAACTCTCTGTTGTATTCCTTGTCACGCTCACGGGTTTCGCGCAGTTCTTCCGGGGACTCAGCGCCAAGCTCTTTCAGCTCGGCAAACGCTTTCTTAATTTCAATGCTTCCGTCCGCAAATCCGCACCAGCGGTCTTTCTTGTTGTGCCAGTGGGCTGCGCGTAGCGCTGTGATGTATCCGCCCCAAGGGCCGTATTCCCTTCTGTACTTGTAGGAGGCTTTCAGCGCCCTCGGCACATACGGAACATCGAACTTGACACAGCAATAAAAATAGGCGAGATCGGAACCAACCACTTTTGCCAGTTGCAGATAATACTGATTCTGGCAGCTCGTGCAGTAGAATGTCGGAGCGCCACGATCAAAGCCGTCTGTAGGCATCCAACTGTTTTTATCAGTCAGCTCACGCCTGCAATGCCAACATTGACGTGCGTTCTTGGCTTTCTCGTCCATTCAGTATCCTTTCGTCGCCTCTATATTTTGCTATTCATAGTTGCCTATACCACAAAATATTGTGGTTTGTAAATGAATATTCCACTTTTTCGCATAATAAAAGCGCCGGAAAACCTCCGGCGCTTCTCGTTTTGTGTTTTTGTTGCTTTTCAACCCCAACTTTTGACTTCGGCTATGATCTCCTCGAGGTCATAGTTCTCTGCGCAGTCCTTGTTGCATTCCTTGACGGAGCACAGCCCCATCTTGAACACGGCGCACTTGGCGGTCATGTCTTCGTCAGGCTTCTTCGGCGTTGTTTTTGTCGATTTCATCAATATCCTCCTCGTCTGTGTCCAGTGGCGGACGCCAGTCCTTTCTGAATACGGCTTTGGTTGTTGGAGCGGTATTTTGTGCGGGCCTTGCGTGTACGCCGTTAATGGTGTATTCGCTTTCCTTGTCCATCAGCGTGAAGATGGCGGTCAGTACCACAAGGGATGTGGTCATGATGGCGACTGCAATGCATACCATCACGGGATCGCTGACATACAGATACCTCGACAGGGAGATGGTCACAAGTTGGATTGCCTGCCCCATGAGGAATGCAAGCAGGACAGCCCAAAGGTTAATCTTCTTCATGGTGTTCTTCCTTTCTCTCTTCGTTTATTTTCCGGTGCTTCCGAATCCGTCAGATCCTCTGTCAGTTTCGGAAAGTTCTCCCACAAGTTCCAACTCTGGGGCGATATACGGCTGTATTACAAGCTGTGCCACCTTATCCCCAGGCTCAAACACATGTGCCTGATTGCCAAGGTTGTAAAGCTTGACCACGATGCTTCCACGATACGGCTCATCAATCGTGCCTCCGCAGCTGACGATGCTGTTCTTCACATTCAGCCCGGATTTACTCTCAATCTTGCCGTAGTATCCGTGCGGAAGTTCGATGTGGACGCCGGTGTCGATTATCACCGACATACCCGGCCAGATTTTCACACGTTCCTTTGCTCTGAGGTCAAGCCCCGCATCAGTCGGATGCGCCCTGAGTGGCATGAACGCTCCTTTGTCGAGCATTATTTTCATTCTTACACTTCCTCAATGTAATGACCCTGGTCGGCCATTATTTTTTTCTTGAGCATATAGTCCTTTGTTTTTCTGCCCTTGACATCAACGATGTGATACTTCCACTCTCCGTCCTCAAGTCGATAGAATGTGAAGTCCGCGAGGTAGCTTATCGCCCGGAAACGCTCACCAGTCAGACCATCGGTGTAGGCGGGCTTCAAAAGAAACTGGACTTGAAGCCGGATATCCTTGACCAGCTCAAGCTTGCGGTGTACGCATAACTCATCGTAGTACGCCGCCTCTTTCTTGGAGTCAAACTTAATTACCGTACCATCCGCCAATGTCCTATCCGTGGGTTTGGCGTGGTACTTGCTCTTCGGCTGATCCTCTGCGGCCTGCGTTAATTCCGCAAGCCGCTTTTGGGCTTCTGTCTGCCGTAGCTTCTGCCCAATCTGCTGTTCATACAGACGGCGCATTCCCTCCGGCATTTCTGATGGGTCTTTGAAGTTCATGACATCAAGCTGTACTCAGCCCAGCAAGTAGAAGAACCGTCAAAGTTCTTCCTATGCTTCATGGTCTTCGTGATGGGAACGCCGTTCGCTTTCAGGTCGGCGATTCTGGATGCCAGCCGCATGATGCACAGCTCGTTCATAGCTCTCCACTGGTCAATGGAGCCATGCGTTTGGATATACTCCAGCACTTTCTGTGCCTGATTCTTCTTATTATCCATGATCTTTACTCCATTCGTGCCAAAATACGAGGACGCCGAGGACAGCCATCGTGACCCAAAACGCCGTCATCTCATTCATGTTTTCTTTTCTCCTCTCTCCGGCTCTCCCTGGCGGACACTACCATGACCGCTTCGATTGCTGTACCCAAAGCCATACTCAAGGGAACAATCCAAAATAAATGCAACGCAGACATTACTTTCTCCTTTCAAATGGCACATCATCGTCGATGTCCTCAAATTTTCCTGTGATACCGCCGCTCTGCGGTCGGATATTCGCGTTCGTTCCGATAAAGTCCATATACACGGCTCCGGTCATTCCGTGGCGGTTCTTCGCCACGTTCAGCTCCATCGTCTGCGGCTCCCACGGCTTCGGCTGCTCCTCCGGCGGAAGATAGTAGGCGTCCCTGTGGATGAATATGACGGCATCGGAATCTTCCTCGATTGCCCCGCTGTTCCGCAGGTCGGCAAGCGTACCGCGCTTGTCTGTTCTCCCGGTGTTGGCCCGGTTCAACTGACACAGCATAAGGATCGGCGTCCCCGTTGACTTCGCCAGCCGTTTCAGTGCATGGCATGCCAAAGTCGTGGGAAGATACAGGCTGTCGCTTTTCCCGTCCGGGATGATAAGTCCCAGATGGTCAATCACGATCAGGTCAAGTGCCCCTGACTGTCGAACGTGCCGCTCTATGTCCTCCATCTTGGCGTTCAGTGCGTTGATATACAGCTCGCGTCTTGACAGGTCGCTTGTCGCCTTTGCGATGCTTTTCCAGGCCATGTCGTTGTCTGTTCCAAACGTGCCGCCCATCAGAGCCGTGAAGTTTATCCCTGTATGCCGGGATACCCGCCGTGCCCAGAGCTGTGTCTTGCTCATTTCAAGGCTCTCATACAGCACTCGTCCGCCTGCCGCCGCCACATTATCTGCGATCACAAGGGCAACAACCGTTTTCCCCTGTCCGGGCCGACCGGCCAGCGTGATAAGTCCTTCCTTGACCAATCCTCCGCCGAGAATATCGTCAAGGTTGTGCATCCCGGTAGAGAGAAACGGCCTCGTGTTCCCCGCCGCAACGTCGCTAAGATATGCGTAGAACTCAGTGGCATCCTCTACGGGCGTAGACAGCACTGTAGGTCTTGACTGTAGTGCGTTCTGCAACTGTTCAATGGCGTCCTGCGGGGAAAGTTCGTCATTTTCCAGCGCCCAGCCGATGTCCTTTGCCTTGCGATTTATTGCCGACTCACGGACGATTCTCGCATTGGTTTCTACGTTGGCCGTGGTGAGAAAGGACTTCATTGTTTCCTTCACCCAGTCTTCAGACAAAGCAAAGTTTTCTTTTCTTGCCCGGTCAAGAATGGTGATGGGATCTATGTCCTCATGTGCGTCGGAAAGGATACAGGCCGCACGGTAAACGCTCTGCGCTGGCTCTATGGCAAAGTCACTCGTCTGGACTATCTGCCGTACCAAAGGGAGCGTTTCCGTAGGGGCGCATAAGATACAAGCCGCTACCGATTCCTCCGCCATTGACCACGCAACAGGATTATGATTGTCAACGTTCTCAGTCATATCCGCCCTCCGCCCATTCGGGATTGAACACGGGGGCCTTTTCTCTCATGCTGGCATCAGGAGGCGGTGTTGATCTCCGTAGCTGTTGCTCGGCAGTCTGCCGCGTTCCTCCACGGTTCTGCTCACGATCAAGCCAGTTGGTAACGAAACGCCTGATACCGTTTCGGGTCTTTCGCTTTTTCGGATTGTCTTTAAGCCACAGCTTCATGGCTTTAAGCTGCTGGGCGACATCCACGTTCGGGAATGTGTCCTGCCATTCGTCGATGTCCTTCTGTGTAACCCCATACTCAGACCCATCATTGAGCAGCAGCGTCAGCACGGACGGCGCTTGCGGCTCCGTGCATTTGCTCTGAGTTGTATTAGAGTTGGATTCGGATTGGATTATAGTTGGATTGGATTCAAGCGGTAATTCACCGTGACTCACCGTGGATTTCTGTGACGAAATTTCTTCCGCCGGGGGATCGGGGAACTTAGGGTGCTTATTTTGGATTCGCTGGTGCTTGCCCCAATTCGGAAAATAAAAGAACGGTTCTCCGTCAGACTCGTAGAGGATTACCATGCCAGTATTCGCTAAATTGTCAAGCGCCGTCTGAATCTGCTTTTCAGTCACGCCTTTTCTCCTTGGAAACACAAGCCCCCTCAGAAGTTCTGCGTCAGCACTTCCGCGTCCAAAGTCATCCACATAGGTAATCAAATACAACCAAAGCCGAAACTCAAAGTCGTTGAGAGCATTAACGCTTTTGCTTGTGCGGATGCTCTCCTTTATGATTCTATTCGGCATCTATAAGACCTCGGTATTAGATTTTCAAGGTGCGGGTCAGTAGGGGCAAGGTCTGTGACAATGCCCCCCACTACCCTATCTCAGCCCCTTGCGGGGATTGACAGCTCAGAACGGAAGCTCTCCTGATTCTTCATCCACGGCTTCCTGAAACGGAGTCTTTTCCTTGGTCTCGGAAAAACCGCTGGGCGCTGACGGGGGGATCTCCGCCGACGCAGGGGCTTCCCCGTTCACGACCATCTGTGCCACCTGGAAAATGGATGTCATGTCAATGACGATTTCTGCGTTGATCCTCCACTTCTTGATGTTGGGGTCTTCTCCTTCCTTGCGGTAGGTGTCCTCTTGCAGAGTACCGCAGACGAACACGGAGTCACCCTTGGCGATTCCGATGTCAGGATCGCCGACATACACAGCGGCATCGTCCCAAACAGACACTTCCATGTATTCGTTCACCTTCTGACCGTCCTCGTTGTGGTGTCGGTCATACTTCATGCCGAAGCTGGTGACGTTCTTGCCGGAGTTAGTCTGCCGAAGCTTTGCGTCGCGGGTGACTGTACCCCAAAGGATGTAACTGCCGTTCTTTCCGATAGGCGTCATGTTACTCCTCCTGGTCGAAGAAGCTATCCGGCACATCGTCCGGCTCAAAGACCTCGCCTGTCTCCATGTCGGTGTAGGCCACATCCTGCACATCGGCATTGTTGGGGATGATGGGAGCTGCGGTAGCTTCGACTTCCTCGTATCCCATCTCTTCGGCGTTGTAAAGGC